GGAGTAGTGGAGAAAACCGCCGCAGAAGCGTACAGACAGCCTTATCAAGGCGAGGAAACCCTTACGCCCGCGCAGAGATTGGGATTGATGGAAACAGCTGGGCAGGAATACACACCTACCGTGAAAGGGTTGTCCGCCCGAATCAAAAACTTTGAAGACATTTTAAGCATAGTTAAGGAGACCTATGGGGAAGATTTTCAAAGCATGTTAAGCATAGAACCGAGTAAGGAATTGATTTCGGATTATGTCCGTGCGTTTCAGAATGGCGAAGATTTGACTACATTGCTGTCTGGCATGCCACAATCTACACGAGCGAAGATATTCAATAGTTTAACTGATGCTGATTATGCAAAAAATAAAGTGGCAAAAGCGAAACTAATTGAACCGAAAGCACCAACAACAGAACCAAAAACTATTCAAGAAAGACAAGCAAAAGCATTGACAGATTATGGAAATGCTTTTATCCCAGGGGCGACTTATGATGGGATTCAGGTTATCGGAACCGATGGATATATTGACCCGAGAGTTTGGAAAGACGCTATTGCTGATGCTATAAATCAGGGGTTAACAAGACAATCTTTTATAGAACAATTTGGTTACTTAATAAACCTTGATACTAAAAAGAAAAAAGAAACAGGGAAAACTCCAGTTGATGAATATGGACTTACGGCAATAGAAAAGAAAATGATAACAGGAGAACTCTAATGGCTTTTTTAGACAAAGTTGTATTGCCAAAAAGTTTAGTTAAACCTACAATCACTCAAACTCAAAGCGGATTTTTCAGCAAGATTGATTTTCAACCGATATTAACTGAACAACCAATTGAGAAGTCAAAAGAATTATTATTTAGAGGAACGCTTGGAACTTTGGCGGAATTACAGATTGACCCATTATCATTAAAAGCAGAACCAAAAAAAGCGATAAGTAGTGCGTGGGAAACTTTGGAAACTTCTGTTTCGGAAGGAGCTAAAAAGATTTGGGGTTTTTTTCAAGAATACGATAGGTTTAAACCAACTAAAGAACCTTCTAAAGTAGTAGGGAAAGCTGCGGAAGCTCTTGCTGGTGTCGGTGGAATTGTATTTTCTCCTATTTCTGCTTTATTTGAAGGAGCAAAAGAAATTCCTGTCTTAGGTTCAGTTGCCCGTTTAATAGAACTGCCCTTTTCTGCCGTTGGTGAGGGCGGGGCAGAACTTGGCAAAGAGGTTGTAGATAAATTACCTATATCAGATGAGGCAAAAGATAATGTAAGGCAAGGAGTAGAAGAGATTTTCTCTTTGGCTGGAATGTTAGCTTTGGGTAAAATAACTCATACAGGAAGTAAAAAGTATAACGAACTCAAAACAAGATTTGGTGAAAAAGACGCTAATACTATTGTAAATAAAGCGGTAGAATTGGCGGAAACCAAAAAAGCGGGAACCCCTGTTGCGGAAGCCCCGAAAACTTTTCTTGAAAAAGCAGAGATGCCAGAAGTTAAACCTATAGAGAAAGTCGGAGTGCCAGAAGCTAAACCAGCATTGCCGAGAGTGGAAGGAATAAAACCAAGCAAGATAGCATTAAGCATTGAAGAAAGAGCTATAGAAAAGAAACTTACCAAAGGATTTGAGGGGAAAGCGGGATATGACCCGATAACCATAAAAGAACAAGCACGACTGGTTTCTGATTTAATAAAAACAGACATAGAAAGAGCAAAAAGAATGATAAAAGGAGAAGAGGTAATACCAGAAAATTTAAGAGGTGGTTCTTTACTTGTAGGATTAGAAGAATTTGCTCTTAAAAAGAATGATGTTAATCTATTAAGAGATTTAGCTAAGTCTCCTTTGGTTTCGGAAACAAGTAGGTTTGGACAAGAGATAAGAATTTTAGCAGAAAGGAGCCCCGAATCGCCAGTTAAAATAATTCAAGATGTGGTGAAAACCAGAGAATCTACTGTTGAAACAACAACGAAGAAAAAAGTGTCTCAAGTCAAAAGTGAAACAGTAAAGGAAATTAAAACAGAAATCAAAAAGAGTGTTTCCAAGAGACCGACTTGGGAACAATTTATAAAAGAAATAACCTGTAAATAATATGCCAATATGTATTCCTAAACAATTCGCGGATAAATTACTTGAAGCCATCAAAAAGGGTGAGGTTGTGCCTGAAAAACTTATTGATATGTCTTCGGCTGAAAGGCGGACTTTTTTTGAAAAGACTGTTGGTAAAGAATACGCCAGAGAAGTAAATGCTCAACTTGAATCAAAAATCCTTTTGAAAGACCAGAAAAGAGGAATGGTTACTTGGGCTAAAAAATTGACTGGGATAACAGAACAAGCCAGACAAGATTTAATCTCCAAAATAGAGAGAATGGATAAGATTTTAGACCCAGTAAGCGAAAAAGCGTTTTTAGAAGACCTTGTTTCTAAAAAACTTGGAACAGATATAACATTTGAAGAAGCAAAAAATATCTCTACTGGGATTAAGGAAGTTATTAGATTAAAAGAGGCAATCCCTGAAGATTCACCAATAAGAAGCAGGGAGCGTTTGGAATATGGAACTGCTGAAGTTTTATTCAGAGATTATATAGATGCCTTAAAGAAAAAAGATACTCGTAATTTACCTACTAAAGTAAAAGAGTTTTTAACAAGTCCGAAAAAAGTAGTTATGGAAGTTGGAGGAGCAACAAAATCTTTACTTGCTTCTTTGGATAATAGTTATTTTGGAAGGCAAGGAATAAAGATTTTATATACTAATCCTTCTGTTTGGGTTAAGAATTTCATTAAATCGTGGGGAGATATAGGAAAATCGTTAATAGGCAGAGACGCAATGTCAGTAATTAAAGCGGATATATTATCAAGGGAAAACGCCCTTAACAGAAAATATGAAACAGGGAAATACGATTTAGGTATTAAGTTTGAAGAGGCGTTTCCTTCTTCTTTGCCTGAAAGAATACCTTTATTTGGAAGATTCTTCAAGGCGGCTGAAACTGCTTTTAATGGTGGAGCATTGCGTATGAGAGCCGATTTGGCTGATAAATATATACGGGTAGCTGAAAAGCAGGGGATTGATGTATTAAATCCAGTTGAAGCCATACCGATAGGTAAATTGGTCAATTCAATGACAGGTAGGGGTGGGATAGGAAAACTTGAAGTGGTTGGTAAAGAACTGAATGTTATGTTTTTCTCAATTAAGTTTTTGAAATCAAATATAGACTTTTTGACGGCTCACATTTTTGATAAAACTATGAGTCCCTTCGCAAAAAAACAAGCAGCTTATAATCTCGGTAAAGCTGTTGCCGCTACAAGTGCGATACTTTGGACAGCAAACCAAATATGGCCTGGAAGTGTTGATACCGACCCAAGAAGTGCTAATTTTGGCAAGATACGAATAGGAGATACACGTTTTGATGTTTCTGGTGGTATGGCTTCTATAATAACTCTTGCTTCAAGAATAACGCCTACTCTACACGATGGAGAATGGGGGTTTTGGACAAAGAGCAGTATAACGGGGGAATATACGAAACTTAATTCTGGCAAATGGGGCGCGATGACTGTTATGGATATAATAGATAATTATTGGCAGGGGAAATTGTCTCCTTTAGCTGGACTTTTTAGAGATGTCGCAAGAGGACAGAATTTTCAAGGCGATAAACCGACAGTTGGAAATGTTGCGTTAAATCTCATTACTCCGATTCCGATACAAACATTCTTAGAGTTAAAGAATAATCCTGAATCTGCTAATTTGTTGTTATCTATGATTTTAGAAGGACTCGGAATTTCGGCAAACACTTACTCAAAGAAATGATTATCTCCCTACAGAACGATTTGAACCACTATACTCAACACCAGTATTGTGGGAACTACCCCCTAAAACTATTAAGGCAAATATAATAAAACAGAGTATTAACAGCAAAGATTTCATATAAATATATATCATACCACAAACCCCTAAACTAATCAAATGGAAACCGAACTAATACAATTATTCCAAAACTTGCCTCTTGCCGGAGCAATAGGTTTAGTCGGCTATTTCTTAATCAGAGATGTCCTTGCCCCGTTAGTCAGATATTTTGTCAACAAAAGAAACGGAGTTTCCACCGATATAGAAAGAAAAGTGGATAAAAACGCCAAGTTAGTGGAGAGTATTAAGACTAACCACTTAGAAGAAATAAACCGTCGTTTGAGTGTTCTGGATGAAAACGATAAGAGGATTGAAGGCACACTGATTAGGCACGGAGAGGATATTGCTTGGTTAAAGGCCAAAGTGAATAATAAATAGAAATCTGTCTCAATTTATGCTACAATAAATCAATGAAACTTGTTAATCCAGCCAAAGGTGCAATTCTCGCCAGATACCCTAAAGGGCATATTTATCAAGGATTCGGAGAAAACCCCGCTTTATACGCTTTTTTGGGGATTAACGGACATAACGGCGCAGACCTCGCTATGAAAGAAGGCACGCCGATTCTGGCCACTGCCGGGGTGGTTTGTGAAGTCAAGGACACTCCGGAAGGATACGGTAAGCATATTAGAATCTTGACAGACCCAGATGAAAATGGCGATTACTTGGAAGTAACTTATGGGCATTTGAGGAATATCCAAGTCCCGATAGGGCTAAGAGTGAGCGATGGAAGGCAAGTAGCGGAGATGTCCAACACGGGCTTCGTTATTTCGGGTTCTACCGCTTATTGGGGTAACGCACCCGCAGGTCGTGGGGTTCATCTCCACTTCGGTGTCAGGGAATGTTCCATTAAAAATACTGGCTGGCAGACGACTTATTCCACCGGCAAAACAGCTTACATAAAAAATTACAATAACGGCTATAAAGGTTCGATCGATCCTATGCCCTTCATAGACAACTGGCTAAAAGAGCAACTATCCATCGCCCAGAAAATCTATGAATTATTATTGAAAGTATTGCAATTAAAAAGGTCGTTAAATAACTAAAAATATGAATCACAATCACGAACATTGTCAGCATACGAACCTTAAATACTGTTCAAAATGTGATGTTGTTTACTGTTCTTGCGGTAGGGAGTGGGGGAATTATAACTGTGGGTTAAGTTGGACTTATACAAACCCTTGGTGGAACACTAACGCTCAAGATACTAATATTCGTAGTGGGATTTCGTGTTCAAATACTTTACATAATCATTTGGAATCAAAGGTCGAAAATTCTCAAATAGAATAAACAAGTGTTAGAAATTTCAATCGGAGGCGTAGGCATAGGAGTTATTGTCGCCGCCTTGGTCTATGTGACGAAGAAACTTGATGTAAGTTCTCGTTTCCTTCCTTTAGTTTCGTTAGTTATCGGTTCAGCGTTAGGACTAATAGCTTATTTCGTAGGTGAGATGGCTTTAACTCAAGCTATCATAAGTGGAGGGCTAATCGGTTTGGCTACTAGTGGTAGTTATGACGTAATCAAGAGTTCTGTGTTAGGGAAATAGTCCTTTCACTCTTATATCAACCAAATATCAAAAGGTTGACATAAGAGATGAGATGTTAGGGTTGTAATAAATTTATGGTAATTAAAAAACGAAAATATCAGTTCCAAATTGATGAAGAAGATTTACCTAAAATACAAGGTTACAACCTTAACATTTTCCTTGCGGGAAGACCAAGTGGTGTTAAAAGGTGGAGAGTCCAAGCTGTTAGATATTTAGGTAAGAAAGTGGTAGAAAGTATATCTTTATCTAGACTAATAATGAGATTAAACAAAGAAGATAAAAGAGTTATTGACCATATTAACCACGATGGTTTAGATAATAGGAAGGGAAATCTTCGTATTTGTTCAAGACAACAGAATAATCAAAATTCTAGAAAGGGTAGCAACAATACCTCTGGTTACAAAGGTGTTTGTAAAATTAAAGATAGTTATCGAGCTGAAATTGGGTTTAATAATAAACACATTTATATTGGTAAATTTAGATTACCCGAAGAAGCCGCTTTAGCTTATAACAAAAAAGCTATAGAATTACACGGTGGGTTCGCAGTTCTAAATCAAGTATAGTCCTTTCACTTTTCGGTAGGGATTCCTGCCAAAGTGTGAGAGGAGTATTTACCGAAACCTTGAGCGGTTCAGCTCTTTATAAAAAAGCGGTCAATGCTCCTCTTAAGTTCTTTAACTTTGGAGGTGTTATGAAAATCAAGACAAGAATCTTTATTTTCAAGATTGGTTTTTTGGAGTTTATGGAAGCGTGGTGTGTTAAAAAAGCAAGGAAGGTCAGAAAGAAATACTACAAATGGTCTATAAGAGTATCGGGAGGCGAAAGATGAAAATCAAAACGATACTTTCAAACCTTATCTTCAAATGGAGGATATGGAAGTGGTGCAGAGAAGCGGACAGGATTAAACAAAAATATGAAAGGAGGTTGAGAAATGCAAAACAGATTCATAGACACGGAGTTTATAGTTCTGCAATGCCAGAACTGCCAGAAGGTAAAGATGCTTGAAAAGTGGGTTACGCTTACGGCATCCGTAAAAACCCGACTGGAGAGACGGAAACACAAAGTTATGACTACTTTATGTTCCGCTTGCAGTAACGACAAATGACACCTTCTTAAAAGAGTTTATAGGTTCTCTCTAAAAACCTATTTTTCTATGTGGGGAGGTAAAAGGAAAAAGTTAAAATATTCTAAACCTAATTATAATATTTGCGATTTCTGCGGTCGTTCAAGGTATTTAGCTGATAATAGGTTAGGTAAAATGATATGGTATCGGGAAGACCCTTTCAAGTTGCCATTTTGGGTTCACGAGAAGTGCGCCGAGAGGTCAAAAAGTTTACCCATAAGGCAGAGCGTATAATAAACAGATTACAAAAAAGTGCGCCCGTTGCGGAGAGTCTTTTCTGGCCGCCAGTAAGATTACCAAGTTCTGCGACGCCTGTTTTCTCGCTAAAAAAGATATTCACAGGCAACCTTTAACTGAATCTGTGGACAGGGTATAATAGGTTAGCTTCCACTGCCCTAGGAGGTTTGACTAACTGAGTGATTAGGTGTATAAAGAATGCATGAGCAAGCAGGCTAAATATAGTCACACTTATTACTGGAAGGATATAGAGAAGTCTAGGGCTAAAAACCGAGTCAAAGACTTAAAAAGAAGAGAATCCAGAATACTCTATATGAAAAGATATAATGCTGAGAATAAAGAGTACTTTAAAAAATATAGAGAAGAGCATAAGGTACAATTAAATGCTAGATACAAGTTGAGAGCGGCAGTGAAAGCTGGTAAATTAACGAAACTTCCTTGTGAAGTTTGTGGGGAATGGAAAAGTGAGGGGCATCACGATGATTGTTTAAAGCCATTAGTTGTAAAGTGGTTCTGTCGCATACACCATGTAGAAGTACACCGCATAATAAGGTTGTCCAAAACCTTAGCGATGGTAGGAGGTTTAAAAAGGTAGGTTTAATGAAACTATTGTCTAACTTTTTAAGCCCCTTATTGTGGGCAAAGGTGCGAAACAAAATTTAGTAATCCGAAAGGATAGCTCTATGAGAATTGAGTGGGAGGCAAAAGAGCAAACAAATGAAAAAATGGTATTTTGTCTTAGCTGTAATAGTTCTTTCGTTCTTTTATATACTTGCAGGAAAATTGGTTTATCTGATACCACGCATATTTAGCCAAAATGGCGTTTTAAGCGATTCACAAGCTCTGATACCCAAAAGCGAGGATAATCGTTCTGGGGGCAGTTTGACCGAAGAAAACCGCATCGTAGACTACTTAGACCGCCTCGCAAAAGCTGAAAACTGCCCTTTGGAAGGAATCATAGACGTAAACGGACTTTCAAGCCGAGGGCCGTTCTGCTTTCAGAAATCCACTTATCTGTATTTCGTGAAAAGATACGAGATTTACCCTTATGCGGAAGAACAGGAATTGTTAAGCAACTGGGGAGACTCTTGGACGCAGGGAGAGATTGTCAAGAAAATCATCGAAGAGGACAAGAATCTTCTGGCCGTCCACTGGGTGAAGTCGGTAAAGAGGATAGGTTTGCCTCAATGAACTTCCTTGAGCGCCATCTCTTCAAAATAGCCGTCATCTGCGGTATCCTGTTGGTCGCGGGCATATTGATTAAATCTATCTATGGAAATTAGAGAAAAACTCTGGGCTGTCGTTTGTGAAGAAGCTGGAATTTGCGGAGCGTTGCCTTCGTTAAAAGAAGCCAAAGAGCTTTACAAAGACATCAAAGGTTGTCCCGCTAAACATAAAATAGTAAAATGCTGGGTCGAAATACTCTTAAAAAACTACTATGGTGATAATTAGATTTATATGGTTTATAATCTCAGATGTAATGTGGGGTGGAATAAAGTTTTGGTTAGAAATTCCACAGGCGGTTTGGAAAGCGTTTAAGGAAAAAGAAAATGATTAAAACTTATATCAGCGAAATCGAAAAAGGTCGAATCAAACTCGTAGTTAAAAAAATGGAAGAAAAAGAATTAGAAGACTTGCCGGTAGAAGAGTCAGAGATTCGCTCTGATGAGAAGTTAGGGGAAAACGAGACACCTACCCCAGAGGAAGAGCCAAAGACCGAGCCAGAAGAGGCGGTTTAGGTTATCCACTTGCTTTACTTTGGGAAGTGTGATAGGATTATAGGGCATAGAAATATGATTAGTCGCTTAAAGGAAACTGGGGTAAATACAAAGAGGGGTGCGACTTCCCAGTTTCGCCCCTCTTTTTATCTATAAAATGGAACAACAACAACTGTTTAGAGGCAGAGATAAGAGAAAAAAGGGTTGGTTTTGGATGGATAATGACTATCTTAATGGCTACGCCAGACTGTTTGGTGCGGTTGGAACGGCTATTTATGTAAGTTTATGCCGACACGCAAACAACGAAACGCAGGAATGTTTCCCGGCGCAAAGCAAAATAGCGGAAGAGTTAGGGATAGTAGAAAGAACAGTAAGAAATTACATCGGTTTGTTTGAAAAATATCACTTAATAACAGTTGAAAGAGAGTATGACCCAAGGACTAAAAAGAGACTTAATAATGTCTATACTTTAGTAGATAGGGAGTGTTGGGATAAGCCAGAGGCAATAGTTGCCTTCGGGAAAGCCAGAGGCACTAAACAACACAAACCAGAGGCAACTGACGACACAAACCGGAGGCACCAGTTGCCTAATAAGGAGACTAATAACAACAAGACTTATAACAACAAGACTAAGTTAGCAACGACTGGTGTCGTTGCGGATACAAATAGCTTAATAGAACTCTTTAAGACTATAAATCCCACTTATGAGAATATATATAAAAATAAGACAGAGCGTTCCGCTTTGGAAAACCTTGTTAAAAAGTTTGGGCGGGAAAAGGTAGAAGCTACCATAAAAGCTCTTCCGAGTATCGTGAATAAGAAATACGCCCCAACAATAACCAAACCTACCCAGTTAGAGAACAAATTAGCGGAGTTAATCCAATTCGTGAATAAAGAAAAGTCGCAAGATAAAAAATCAAAGTTTGTTTTCTTATGAATTATAAATATCAAGTCGGAGATGAAACTATAATCCTTTCAAATGAGGAACATTATAAAGTTGTGAACGCCCAACAAGGGGGAGTAGGTCGTGTCCTCTTTTTGAGAGATGGAAGTTTGGGGATAAATCCGGCTCACATTAAGTCAATTACCGAAACCAACCAACTGACCGCCCCACAAGAAAAAGAAAAACAAGAAAAAATGAAGTTTACCTTAGAAGCCCCGAAATTAGATGTCAGTAGGATATTGGCTAAAATGAGAAAAGAATTAACAGAAAAATTAGGGTGGTGATATGATTTGCGATAAATGTCATACCAGAAAAGTAAAAGGAAACAGCACGCTTTGTTCCGCTTGCCTCGTTTCTCTTTACTGGGAAAGTTTGCCGAGAGTTAAAAAGGTCGAGCCGGAAAAGGGTTTTAGAAAGGTTGTATAATTATCCCCTTGACTTTTGTTCGTTTGTTTGTTAAGATAAGGGTATGAAAAAACAAAACAAGGCGATTAGCTTGCCTAAAAAAGCTAAAAAGGTAAAAGGTGAGACCTTAGTCAACTTCATCTTAGATAAGTCGGGTTCTATGGAGTCGGTTAGAGCGGCGACTATAAGCGGATTTAATGAGTATATCAAAACTCTAAAGAAAGACGGCAATAAATACAGTTTTTCTTTAACGCTGTTTGATACTTTAATAACAACTCCTTATCTGAACCAAGATTTAGGAGATGTAAAAGAGTTAAATAACGAAAGTTACTCTCCAGATGGGATGACTGCTTTGTATGACGCAGTATGCCAAACCATAAAAGGCATTACCGAAAAGAAAGACCAGAAAGTTATAAATATAATTATGACCGATGGCGAGGAAAATTCCTCTAAAGAATATACCCAAGTTCAAATGAAATCTTTAATTGAGGAAAGAACCAAAAAGGGCAACTGGACTTTCGTTTATTTAGGAGCTAACCAAGATTCTTATGTTAATGCCCAAAAATTCGGCATTAGTCAAATGAATGCTTCTAATTTCACGGCAACAGCTAAAGGGATGGCTAATGCTATGAATACAGTGGCTTCTAATACTTGTAATTTTGCTATAGATTCTAACACACAAAGCGATGCCTTTTTCTCTAAGGCCGACCAAACTAATTTAGAAGCCGATAAAGATGGAGATAAAATCTCACAACACTTCAGTAATTTAGGAAAGAAAAGTTGGCAGAAAAGGAAGAAAGATTTATTGAATTGATAAAGTCCAAATAAGCGAGAAAGATAAATGAATAAATCGTTAACAATCATAATAATTTTAGGGATACTATATCTCGCAATCCTGCCTGTCCAAGCTAAGGATATTTCAACTTTAAAAGTAAACATCTCGCAAGATATAGCTAAAGACTGCACGGTCGGATACCACGTGCAGGGATGCTATTTTGAGGGTACCAAGCAGATTTATATAGCTAACGACTTAGACGCTTATCAGTTCAAGATGGTTTTCTGGCACGAGATTTTTCATTTTCTGGGGAATGGAAAAGATATGAGTTTATTTAATAATAATGAAGAATTAGCAGCTGATATATTTGCTTATGCTATGATGATTGAACCATCTTTTTCGGCAGTGAATAGAGAAATGGCGGATTACTTTAAAAAAATAATTATGGAATAGATTTTATGGGATTTCAAAAGGGACATAAAACAAATTTAGGGAAGAAATTTCCTTCTTGGTCAGAAGCGAGAAGGGTAAAGATGGTTAAAGCATTAACAGGAAAACACCGTACAGAGGAACAAAGAAGGAGAATGAGTGAACGGCAAAAAGGGAAACATCATTCTCCTCAAAGCGAGTTTAAAAAGGGGTCTAAGTTAACAGAAGAAACGAAAAAGAAAATAAGTAAAGCCTTAAAGGGCAGAATTCCTAAAAATTTATCTCAAATAAACGCAGATAAGTTTGGAGAGAATAATCCAGCGTTCGGTAAGAAGCCTTGGAATTGGAATAAAGAACGTCCTGAAATATCTGGGGAAAGACACTGGAACTGGAAAGGTGGGATTACGCCTTTAACACATTTAATAAGGAACTGTTTTGAATACCGTCAATGGCGTTCAGATGTTTTTACAAGAGATAACTTTACTTGTGTATTGTGTGGTGCGAGTGGGACTTGTTTGGAGGCAGACCATTTCCCAAAACTATTTTCTAGTGTTATGAAGGAATATGAAATAAAAACCCTTGAACAGGCGCTATCCTGTGAGGAGCTGTGGAATATAAATAATGGCAGAACACTATGTAAGTCTTGCCACCTAACGAAGAGATGAAAGATTATTTTGTGAAGTTGATTGTCAAATGAGAGAAAGCCAAGAGATAAACTTATGAAATTAAAATGAAATTAGAAGGACTTTTAGAATCAGCGAAATCTGGGAAACTCATAATACATAAATACAGTGTTGGTAAGTTTGTTAGAAGTAAATACATCTACGAAGCGAAGCCAGGTATTATGGATGGTTTGGATTTTAAGAGAGCGTTTAGAATAAAAGAAGTCAAGAAAATCCCCTATACCAGATATTATTATTCGGCTCGGACTCCCGAAATGGATAAACATCAAAGTTATAAAATCACGAGTAGGGATTATAAGTTACTTTTAGAAAGCGGAGCGAAGGAAGAAATTTAACTCCCCCTCTACTATAAAAAAAGAGGGCAACTCCTACTAAAAGGATATTGCCCCTCGCTTTTATTGACTTCTTGCTAACTTTCGTTTATAATAGTATTCGGTATGTATGATAGAAATTACTATTTAGAGCATAAAGAGGAATTTATTAAACGGGCAAATGCTTGGAGGAAGTTACATCCTCGTAAAGAAAGGGAATATTACTTAAAAAATAGAAGTAAGATTATTGCGAGAACTAAGAAATACTATCTTAAAAATAAAGATAAAATTGTTCTTTATAGAAAAGAATATTGGCAAAGACTAGAAGTTAAAGAAAGGAGGCGAGGTGAACAAGGAAGGTTATTAAGAAAACGATTTCCCATTAAAGACAGAGAAGCTTATCTGCTTTATTTGAATAAATATCGAGCAAATATGCCTCCAGAAAGAAAGAGAGCTTATGGTAAAGTTAGACATAATAATCGGAGAAGAAGGGAAAAAGAGGCTGGTAAATTTAACACTTTTGAATGGTTGGTTTTGGTTAAGAAGTGTGATAATAAATGTTTAGATTGTGGCAATCAAGAACCATTTGTCGGTCAACTTTATGAGTATCTTACTATTGACCATATTATTCCTTTAATTAAAGGAGGAACTAATGATATTAAAAACATTCAACCACTTTGTTTTAACTGTAATATGAGAAAAGGAATTAAGATAATAAAAGCTCCCGCCTTATTGGATATCGGGAGCTGAAAGGTATCCCTTTGTTTTTGAAGCTTCTTACATATTATAAACGAAATAGACTTGTGTTTAGTTACAAACTATGTTATACTGTAAACAATGAGTTACTACGCAAGGGCTTCAGCTAAAGAGATAGAGAAAGTCCGAAAACTTCGAGAAAAGGGGCTTTCTATAAGGAGTATTGCGGCAGTAATGAAAAAGAACTTTATGTGGGTGTTTAGGGTTATCCACAGTTTGGTTTGACAGGTAATGGGGGTATGTTACAGTTAAGATGGTTGTGGATAACCAAAAGGTCGAAAAAACAAACAAACCAATGAAAAAATTAGCACAAGAACTTAAAGAATTAGTAAGGAAATTATTTGATGGCGGGGAAGAAGAGATGATTGCTAATGCTAAAAAGGAATTGGAGAAGTTAAAAGAAACAAACCAATGAAAACAATAAACATAGCATTAGAAATAGGGACAGCTCTTTTAATCGCAGTCTTTGGCTGGGCAATGCTTTTAATTTTATGAACAGAATACTTATCCAATCTGCGGTGTTGAATGCGAAAGACAATTATGAAGCTCTTTACAAGGAATTGAGGTCGGCGTTGGATGGTAGCAAAGATAGATTGACTATTGCCGAAGTTGAGGCGTTACAGAAAGACTTGGATGAGGGGATGGACTTGGCGGGGCGGATTGATGCAGTGGTTTCGCAGTTTCGCGTTCTGGCTACGAATGGCGAAAGAGAAAAATTATTAAAGGTCGGAAAAGAAATAAAACTATGAGCAAGAAACCGATAATCCAAATTAGCGTTAAGTGGTTTGACGAGGGAGGGACTGAACAGGAAGTATCTGGCGAGTATCTTACTTGGGAATCAGCCGAAGAAGGTTTAGGCAAGCTTGAAAGGGCTTACGAAAAAGGGGTTGTTGAAGCCGAACAAAGGGTAGAAGAAGAAAGGTCGGAAGAATAAGGGTTGGATATCGGAGTGGTTTTTATGCGGCAACACTTAAAGACCATTCCGATATAAACAAGATAAATAAAATGAAATACCAATACCAAAAATTAGCACAAAAAGTTAATGATGTAGCTGATATAGTAGATAGGGAGTTGGAGGGTTCTATTTACGCAGATGAGTTAAATAATATTGCTGATAAGATAAGAAATATACCAGATTTCATTAAAAGGGCGGAAAGTGTCAAGGAAACTAAAAAGAAAAAATGAAAAACCTATATAAGAAATTACTAAATGTTCAAAAGGAAGTCGGTGCGATAACCAAAGACTCCACCAATCCATTCTTCCACTCACAATATTTTGACATCAACGGATTGTTAGCCGAGTTGAAACCTTTATTGAGCAAACAAGGGCTTGTAGTCTTACAACCTTTAACTAATGAAAACGGTAAGTTGTCACTAACAACCATAATAATTGATGAAGAAAGTGGAGAACGGATGGAAAGCACGACAATCCTCCCTGAAAATCCCGACCCTCAAAAAATGGGAAGTGCGATTACCTACTTTAGAAGATACTCATTACAAAGCTTCTTCTTGCTTCAAGCCGCTGACGATGACGCTGAAAAAGCTACGGATAGAACCCCCAAAACTCCAGCTTACACAGTTAAAAAAGATAAGCTAATTGACGAAGCAATAGAGGCGGGAATAGATATTGGATTGGAAAATGGTTAAAAATGGTTAAAAATGGTTAAACAAGTAATCTTTTTATCAAAGCGTGAGATAACCCACGGAATGAAAGCAGGTCGTAAATGGACGCTCTGGGGTTATAAGGTCGCGGATGGAGTAGAATACACCTCATTCAAAAACGATTACCCTTTAGAAGAGCCAATGGAAATAGACTACGAAGAGTCGGAGAGCAAGGGCAGGGACGGCCGCGTGTTCATAAATAGAAGGTTGATAGAGCCCAAAGAAGGAATGAGAATGGCCAAAAAAGAACTCGACACAGGCGAAGAAATCCTTGATAAATTAAAAATTATAGAGTCAAGGGTCGATTCCATTCTGCGAGGATTAAAAATTCTCACGGATAAATTGTTATAATCAATTTGCTGGGGCTTTCGGGCCAGGTTCACATTACGGCGATTCCACTAAATTATTTAGTCGTCCGATAATCAAACTTCATCGAAGCCCTGGTTTAATGAAAATGGACATCATCAGAGACAGAATAAGAATACTTTACGAACATAACCCTTTATGGTCGGACAAGAGGTTTTACGCCGAATATCTTAGGAAATACTGCGGCCGGATATGCTACGAAGTGTTGGTAGATGAGAAAACGCCGAGTATGGATACTTGTCTAAGACGCTTAAGAGAAGTTAAGGAAGAAAAGAGAAATAAGATAAGACAAACGACCTTAGTATGAAAGCTCTTTCAAAAGATTATTCCGATTTAGTTGATGATTGTGTAAACCTTTTGAGCGAAAGGAAGTTCGACCTCTCCTTGAAAGACATCGAGTGGCGGTGGGAATTGGGAGAGTTGATAAACAAGTCGGAGTTCTATAAGAAATCGGGTAAGGGCAGTGGCGAGGCGATTAAAAGATTAGCCAACGATATAGGCGTATCCAGTTCGAGCTTGTATGATTGCCTACATTTCGTGGAGAAATATCCCAAAGGTGTTTCCACGCTTGTGGAATCATTAAAGCCAGAAGCCAAGATTCTAAAGTGGTCTGATATTCGCCCCTTACTTGTTGAATCTCCCAGAGATTGTAAACACGAACCCGAAGAAGAAGTTTTAGCCATCACGAGGCAACGATGTAATTTATGCGGGAAAATACTAAGCGAAAAAAAGGAAAAAGCGTAAGCCAGTTAAAGAAACTCGCTGATAAAGTTTTCAGCATTTATATCCGTCTGAAAGCGTCTAAAGGCGGAGTTTACGCTAAATGTTATACTTGCGGGGCAAGAAAGAAAGTGAGCGAATTACAAGCGGGGCATTTCATCAGCCGGGGGAACAACGCTGTGAGGTATGACGAAATGAATGCGAGGCCGCAGTGTGTAGCGTGTAACATTTTCAAACACGGCAATATAGCGATATTCGCCGCCAATCTCTTAGAAGAATATGGCGAAGAAAAGTTCAAAGAATTGATGGAGCGGGGCAAACAAACACATCAGTTTACGATTAGTGAATTAAAAAACATAATCGAGTATTATAAAGAAAAACTAAAATGAAACCAAAACCGATTAAGATAAAGGTCGTCAAAAAATAAGTTGAAGAGATGAGTAAGCCTAAGACAAAAATATGAGTCAAGGAGAAAAAGATTGTTTAAAAATGTTAGTGGGTGTGGGATTTATGGCGATATTATTTTATATTATCTTATTAAAATGAAACCAAAAATCCCTCTCTTACGAAGAAGGCAGGCAGGTTGGGTATGAGGAAGGATTAAAGAGGCATACTTGGATGAAAGATGGGGTTACTTATGTGGGCAATGGAACTTTTACCTTAAAAGAATCATTAGAATCTTGTAGAAAAGAAGGTTTAATTACCTCCGAAATCTCCAAGAAGGAAGAGATTGACTTTTTAAGAGAAAAGAGTTAAAATAAACCAATGAATGAGTTGGTAGCAACGCCAAAACTTGATTTAATTCTGAAAACCGACAAGGAGTTAAGACTTTATTTTATGATAGGCAGGAATATAAAGGATGAAAAGGTGGTCGCAATTATAGGATACGAGCTGGAGAGCGTCTTACAGACCGCCCAGCAACAAAATCTCGGATATAACATTATTTATAAAGGGCAAAATGTTTTAATAAAAGACTTATTGGGCAGAATTAAGGTAGGCGAAGATATTGTCGGTGAATCTGTCATTGAAGCAAAACAAGAAACGAGTAAAGAATCGTTTGTAAACGGACTGAAGTTAGTTGCGGATAGGTTTGTCGAGGGTTCTAATGATAAAAGAAGTCTGAAGAGAATTTTGGACAAAATAAAATGAGGTTGACCAAATTCCTCAAAAAATGCACTTCAGTAAGCAAATATGGCTGGTTTGAAACTGACTTAGGATTTAATGTGCGGAAACCTTTAGCGATCCCTATGTGGGACATGGAGGCGGAAGATAAGCCAAAGGAAGTAAAACCACTTGAGGTTGAACCGACTAAATCATTGTGGCAGAGGATTAAGGAATGGTTCAAAAGATTATGGAAACGAAAAAATTATTAGATAGAATTTTAGATAGTATGATTTTTAAGATTATTTTATGGAGTTCTTTTGTTTTGTTTCTAATTTACACATATTCGCGATAAAGGTCGGTAATAAAATTTAAACATGCCATTAACTAAAAAAGGACAAAAGATTAAAGCAGAGATGAAGAAAGAATATGGTGCTAAAAAAGGTGAACAGGTATTTTACGCATCACAAAGTAAAGGAACTATAAAGGGGACACATAAGAAGAGGAGTAGTTGATTATTTGAATTAAATATCATTTATGGCAAGAGGAGGGAAAAGAAAAGGAGCAGGTAGGAAAAGAGGGAAGAAAGAACCTGCTACTCTTGAAAAAGAGCGAGTATTAGCCGAAGTCCGTAATAAGATAATGAAACGGGCTGATAGATTGGTGGATGCTCAAACTTCATTGGGTTTAGGACAATCCTTTTTATACCGCATAGACACGATAACTGATGGGAAGGGGAAAACGACACGTTCCAAACCTATGCTTGTTGAAAGTCCAGAAGAAATATCTAATTACTTAGATGGGCAGTATGAGGATGAAGACGACAGATATTATTACATAACAACTAAGGAACCTAATAATCAAGCTATAGACTCAATGATGAACCGATCCTTTGGCAAGCCAACCGAAAGTGTAGAATTAAGCGGGAAAGATGGAGGAGCGATACCAGTAGATTTAGGAGTGATTATCAAGAAGGTATACGGGACTGATGAAGGTGCTAAATAATGGAAAATAGCGAGCGGTTTGTTTTATCCGCTAAAAACGCGGGAGTTCCTAAAGACCAGTTAGAGAACTTTATTAGAGGGAAATACATCCCATTGCCTTGGCAATTAAAATTCCATGCGATAGCAAGGCAGTCTGACTTATCAGAGGGGCCGGTAGACATTGGAGTTGGCGGAGCAAGGGGCCCAGGTAAATCTCATGGAGTATTTGCTCAAGTAATGTTAGACGACTGCCAACGAATCAAGGGGCTTAAAGCGCTATTTCTCCGGCAGACAGGCAAGTCAGCGTCAGAATCGTTTGACGACCTCATATTGCGAGTATTACAAGGCAAGGTTAAGTATCTTTTTAATCGTTCAAATAACGTCTTGTATTTTCCAAACGGTTCAAGAGTCCTTTTAGGGGGGTTTGAAACGGAGAAAGATATAGATAAATATATCGGCATTGAATACGACCTTATAGCCATTGAAGAACGCAATCAGCTTACAGCTGAAAAGGTGTTAAAACTTCGTGGTTCGTTAAGAACAAGCAAGGATAATTGGCGGCCGAGAGTTTATAGTTCATTCAATCCGGGAGGATTAGGCCACCAAGATTTAAAAGCCGAGTTTGTAGAGCCATATCGAAACCAAATAGAAACGACGACTCGATTTATCCCAGCTACTTATAGGGATAATCCATATTTGAACAAAGAATATATTGACTATCTCGAAAGTCTGCAGGGAGATTTGGGCAGGATGTGGAGGGAAGGAGATTGGGATATATTTGCGGGGCAGTTCTTTTCAATGTGGCGCAGAGAAAAGCATGTTGTTGAACCTTTTACTATCCCGAGTAGTTGGAAAAGACTGCGAAGTATAGACCCTTCGGGAAGGAATGGTTGGACGGCGTGCCATTGGTATGCGATAGATTATGATGGGAGCGTTTGGGTTTATAAGGAATGGTATGGCACAGGCAAAGACGCGGATGAACACGCCAGAGAAATAGCAAGACTATCCGAAGGCGAGATTTATCCTTACACGGTTATTGACAACTCGGCTTTTTCTAAGATAGGATTACCGGAGACAATAGCCGAGGTGTATATCAGAAATGGAGTGCAGAATTTAGTTCCTTCATCAAAGAAAAGAGTTGAGGGTTGGAACTTTATGAACCAATATCTGCGGTGGGAAGAGAAGACTGATTTATCGGGAAATAAGGTGCAAATCGGCCCTAAAATTCACTATTTCTCAAACTGTAAAGATGCTATACGCACTATTCCAACGCTTATACGAGACGAGCATAATCCTGAAGATGTTGACGATAGAGGGGAAGCGCATTTGGCGGATGCTGATAGATATTTGCTTCAGACATTAAGAGAATCAAAAACTCCAAAGCCGATGAGTTTTACCGAGCGAAGGTTGATGGAATTAAAAGAAAAAGAAGAACTCTTGCAAAATAGGAGATTTTAATGTATAATTGTGGCAAAGATTTTAATAGTATGCTTAATTATTCGGATATAAAAAACGCTGCCAGAGAAAATAAAACAATTCTTGTGAAACAGGGTTCAACGAGTTCGTATTTTATCCCTGACGCTTTGAGAGCTTTAGATCGAGATAAATATATCAATAACTTTAAAATCCGTCACTGTGGGTTAGGAGTGTATCAAGCAATTAGTGGCGAAGGAGAAATTTGTGGCGTAAAGATTCAGATAACAGATAGAATAGAAGAGGAATTTGTGTTAAAATAAAATGCCAAGAATATAATGAACTGTTACGATTATAAATGCCAAAAGAATCAGTATTAAAAAAAGCTAAGAAGATAGACGAAACCGAACCATTAGTTCTTTCTTATTCTCCTACAGGTGAAAAACTGATTATCAGAGACCTAATCAAAGAGCGTTCGGAAGCGATGAAGAAGCATCGCAAGAACGTCTACGGAAAGGATATAGAGAAATTATGGAAAGATGCGGATGATGAGTGTATCCCCCAAGAAGCAGGAGGAGGAAAACACGGAAACTTTATAACTACAACCGATGAATCGGGAAATTCCACCACAAGATTTGTAAATCAGGATATAACTGATGACAAGGACGCTTGGAGAAGTAATAATTCAGAACCGACATTGTTCGTTAAAATACATACGGCAATGTCGATTATTATTTCCAGAGACCCTGAAGCATTTTTTCAGGCATTGAGCCGAAAATATGAAGCGACAACGGTATTAGCCCGTTCGCTGTGGAAAACCAGTTGGCTGATGGATTCTTCGAGGGAACAGGTTAAGTTGTTCGCTTTTAACCTTTGTAAATACGGTTGGTCTGCGGGCAGGACTTATCCTCGCATATTGAAACGAAATAAAGAGGTTTTGATTGAGCTTGACACCGAACATCCGGAGAATAACAAGTACGAGAATAAAGTAATCACGGATTATAACGGAGTCCACCGGGAAGCATTAGATCCTTGGAAGACTTGGATTGACGAGATGACCCGGCCTAATGACCCGTTTTCCACGAATGATTGGTATTTTGAGAAGGATTATTCTTATGACGGGGCGATGCTTGAATTCGGGCATCTTCAAAATTGGAAGTATGTTCCGAGAACCGCCCAACAATTAAACGATGAAAATCCTGATACAAGTGAGAGAAAAGACATCGTAACGATTGGTTTTTACGAGAATAAAAATAAGGATAAATATGGTATTTATGTGCCTTCTAACGGAGTTTTGCTTTATAGTTCTCCTCTTCCGAACGATGATGGGCTTTTATCTTTGTGGCATACCTATTGGATGCTCCGAGATGCGAGAATCCCCTATGGCATAGGGATATGGGAAATTATCAAGCAAAAGAAAGGACTTTACGACAAGATGGTGAATATGACGATGGATCAGCTTGTCCTTTCAATCCTTAAAATGTTTTTCTATACAGGCACGAATCCAGTCGCAGGAGACGGGAAAATTAAAATTACTCCGGGCATAGGACATCAGAACCTTGGGGGCAAAGTGGAATGGTTGGAAGTTCCAGGGCCTGGTAGCGAATCGTGGGAAGGATTAGGAACTCTCAAAAAAGGCATGGATGAGGATTCTGGTATATCGGATACGGTAAGCAGTGATTTGGCTGGCAAGACATTAGGCCAAGACCTCTTATCAAGAGAAAATTCTTTGAAGAGAATGAATGTGCCGTTGGATAATATCGCTGACGCGTTGAACCAAGAAGCATATATTTCTCTTTCATGGCTGGGTCAGACTTTAAGCATCCCCGAAGTCAGGGAGTTCACTGATGAGAACGAACTTGCGGCTTATGAACTTGAAACGGGAATCAACAGGTTTGAAATCGCGGAAAAATATGATGAGATAGGAAATGTAACCGGAGTCGCCGCTTCATTCTACCCAGAAATTCCGCTTAAAATGGAACAGAAAGAAGACCAGCTTGTTGAATCCAAAGAAAATCGGTTCTTTCAGTTAGGGAAAGACATACAGCCAGAACAATTAAAGTGGAAAGGGATTATTACCGTAGAACCTCGTTCGATTCTTACTCCTTCGGTTGAGATTGAGAAACAAAGGAAATTGGAGTTGTTTAATGTTATTGTGCCGACATTACAAGGTTCGCCTGAACTATTTGCTAAGCCGATTAAACAGATATTAAAAGTAAACGAAGAAGATTTGTCTGATTGGCTTCCAGATACTTGGATTCAGTACTTAGAAACGGGTGAACTTCCTATGCAACCGCAACCTTTATTTATGCCGACAGAAGGAGAAACTATGCAGGGTGAACAAGGTGTGGGGCAAAAGACGGCACAAACAGTCGTGCCGAGAGGCGAAGTAACTTCACCAACTCCTAAACAAACATTAGGAGGTTTAATGAGATAATGGATAGAAGGACAGCCCAATTAAAAAAGATAATTCAAGACGAATCATTTGACGCCTTAACTCAATTATACGGAGAATTTATTGAAAAATGGAGTAAAGAAAGTCCAAAGCGTGAAACAGAGTTTGAAACAATTTACGCCTTAGGTTTTCAGCAAGGGAAGGTCGAAGGCCTTAGAGAGTATTTTAGAGCGTTAGAAAACATACAATGAATGAAGATTTAAAACCCTCACACAACAAAGCTATCGTTCCTTCTTTGCGAGGAGAAAAGAAAGTCGGTTTTGAATACTTGCCAGATAAAGCAGCGTGGGAAGTTACTCTTGGCGGTAAGGAAGCTGTAATAAAACAATCTGACTTATTCGCACTTGTATTCTATGCCGCTGATACCGACCAAGTGGATAAACTCACGCCAGTCCAGAATACTGAAGTTAGGGTTTACAGCCGCATTCATAAGATTCAACTGAAAAAAGACGCAAAGAAAGGCGAGTTTGTGACTGCGAGATGCGAAATTACTGTTCCAGTGTTAATAGAGGAGGGCTTAAGGGGAATTATAGAGAAGCGGAAAAAGTCTAAGATTCTTTTGCCAAGAACAAACTTGCTAAATCGTTAAAAGTGTGTTATACAAACAAAAAGGTCGGTTAATAATTCTTGCTATCTTCGGCAAGTAAAACAAAGAAGAGAAACATTATGCCAAAACCGAAAAAGGAAGTAGAAGCATCAGAGTTCGTTACCAAGGAGTATTTTGAAGAGCAAATCGGCAGGATTCTTAATCTTGTTGAGAAAATCGTTGAACCTAAAAGCACCGCAAAACCAGAAGACATAAGAGCGGCAGAGGTCAATAAAACGCCAGTGCCCGCGGAGTGGAATTTCTATATTGATTCTCACCTTGGAAAAGATATAGGCAGGAGCGTAATCTATCCAAAATCAGGCGCAGGATTTATTCTCCAAATGTCTATTCCGAGGGAGCTGTCAAACGCCGCAGAAGACCATTGGAATTACTACCACCACGATTTCAGGACAAAGGCGATAGATTCAAGGGAAGGTTTTGAGGGAGTTAAGACTTATGTAGACCTTGTCGCTCGAAACCTCAAACTTGATTTAAGGGCAGTGGCTGATAGAAATTCAAAATTGGCTGTAAAGTAGTATGTCTAAAACAAAAAGAACAACATTAAAAGAAATTATGAACAAAACAATCAAGTTGGAAGTATCTGAACGCATTATCGCTCTTGGAATGCTTCGTCAGTGGAAGGGTAATCTTGAGGATTTAGCTATAGTCCAAGAGGATTTGAAGCAATTTCCGTTCACCGAGAAAGAGAAAGAGGAGTTAGGTATCGTTGAAAAGGAAGGTTCTATACAGTGGAGACCGGATGCACCCGCTAAAGATTTCAATATTTCAAAGACATCGGTGGATTTTCTGGTTGAAAAGATTAAGGAGCTTTCGGACAAGAAGTTGCTTTCGCTTGCGGATAGCCCTGTTGTGTCGTTATTTGGGAAACTGGAAAGCAAATAGTGTTCTTTACAACTGAACTGTTACATTGTCGGGCAGGTCGCCCTGCTCCTGAACGAGTTATGTAACAGTTCCTTGTTCGGGAGCATAGCGACCTGCCTAACGGCGGGTCGTTTTATAAATAATCTTGCGTCTCCGGCAAGAGAAAAACGGGAGTAAAAAATTATGGAAAACGAAAAAGAGGAAGAGAAACCAATCACTTCGGAGCTTGAGGGATTAGAACCCATACCCGAAGAGATTGCTCCGTCATCTTCAGCGGAGGAGCCAAAGCCAGAGGTAGCTGTCGAGCCACCCGAGGCAGGGGTAAAGACAGTTGTTACGGCTACGCCTTTAGAGGAATATATTGCGAAACTCGAAGGAGAAGTAGGCACGAGGCGGGGAGAAAATGAAACTCCCGAAGCGTATGCTCTTCGGCTTGAAGTTACTAAACTTCGGCGTGAACGAAGAGAGGAACGCAAGGAAATCTTTAAACCAGTAGATTCAGCGGTTAAGGAGATAGTTAAGGAAGTCGCTGATGACCCTCTTTCTCAATATAATCCCGAAGAAGTGTCAAACTTTGAAAAATTGTTTGATGCTATCTCTAAAAAGAGGGGGTTGGTTCAGAAAGATGAACTCCAAATTACGAGCTGGAACGATAAAGCGCAGGATATTCTTGAAAACTTCCAAGCGAAGCATAAAGAATACGATGATGACGCTTTATGGGACAGGTTCAAAGGTGAGTTTCAAAGCGGGAAATACAATACGCATCCGCAGAATCCAAAGCTTTTAACCGAAATCTTTAACGAGATTCACAATAAACTCTTTCCAAAGACGATTAGCCATACCGCGGTAGCCGCGGGTAAGGAGAAAATCCAAGCTGCGGCACACGGAGGCACGACTATTCCAAGCACCTCAAGAAAACCCATTGACCCTGACTTAAAAGCAGCGTTGAAAGGATTTTCAGACGAGGAATTGGAAGAACTATCCCAGTAACTAAAAATTAAAAAATGAGAGCAGGATTTGAAGTCATCGGAGACAAGGATGATGCTCAATATGCGAAACTCCCGTTAAACACTTTGACAGCCGCCATTGGCGACTTGTTAGAGTTGACTACAGGAGCTACCACTTGGGCAAAATGCACGTCTTCGAGCAATCATTTCACTCCCAAAGCGATTTTAGAAGAGACAGCCACAGCGGCTACGTCTGCTTCGTGTTATCTGCTTACGGGGAATGAGAATGTGAGAGCGGAATCATCTGGTGATGCTGTTGTCGCCCATTATGGCGATTTAATGTTATTGACAGATGAAAATACAGTAAATAACTCCGGGACGAACTCAACAGCCCAACAGGCTTGTTTTCGCCAGACAGGAGTAGCAGGAGCATTAACAGATAAGAGAATTATAGGTCGGGTTCTCGTGGGCAACGGTGTTGACCCTGATGCTGCTTAAAAACTAAACTAAAATGTTAACATTAGCACAAGCAAGCAGGGCGATTGACTTATCTTTTCAAAGATATGTTTCTAAGACATCTACGCCCGAAGAACAGTACAAGAAGTATTTTAATTTTAGAACTACGACTGATTACCAGGAAAAGGATTCGGGACTTTCGGGTCTGGGAGAGTCTTCGTTCGTAGACGAGAACGGAGTAATCGTTGAGGATACTCCGATACAGACATACGCAAAAACCTACACACAAACGATGACAGCTTTGATTGTCAAGTTTTCGTGGATGGTCTGGAAATTTGGAATTAAAAAGCGTGATTTGGACATTCGCGCCCAAGAGTTAAAGAGAGCAGACCTTCGTAAGAGGGAAAAACTTTGCGCTGAATATCTGACTAACGGGTTTGAATCTCTTTCTTACGCTCACGCTGACCAAGGAGGTCAGAAAACAATCACGACTTCAGGAGGCGATTCTCTTGGAATGTTCGATGATGACCACACGAGAGCTGATGGCGGAACGGCCATGAATAACTTCGTATATGACGGTAGGTCTTTAGTATGTAGTGCCGCGTAAACGAAGGTCTGAAAGTTCTTTGAAAAATCGAAAGGAAAATAAATTATCTCTGATTACTTGGAAAATCTGACGACATACTATTTGACATCAACTATAGTAGGTGTATAATAATAGTATGAACAAGACAACCAGAGGCAAGCTGAATCCTTTACAATTAGCATATATAGCAGGATTTGTAGATGGTGAAGGGAGTATATTTATCACTAAAATAAAAGTGTCTCCTAAAAGGAATTATAAGAATCCACAACATATTCTGCATGTAAGCGTGGTAAATACCTATCACGATGTAATACATTGGCTTAATAGGCATTATAATGAAAAAGCAAAAATGCTTTATAAACCGAAAGCCGAAGATTATCATCGGGAAGTAGCAGTATTTCTCGTATCGGGCTTAAACGCTTTGTATTTCTTAGAAGAAATTTATCCTTATTTGAAAGTTAAAAAAGGGCAAGCAAAATTAGCTATTCAATTTCAACAAAGGAAAATGAAAGAAAACAGAGGAGGGATTAAACTTACAATAAAAGATATGCAATGGAGAGAACAATACCGAGAAAAGATAATGGTTCTCAATAATTCAAGGATTCTTCGCAGCCGCAACGAGCAAGCGAGATAACACCAAAACAGATAGGTGAAGCGGTGCTCTGAACTCATAAGAAATTGTGAGATGTAGACAGAAATGTTCTACACCAGCTTTTGCTGAGCAACAATTGACTACATTTAACGTGCCTTTTGATTACGCAGGTTTGAAAGCCGCGCATAGAACAGCGTCTTTATTCGTTGATGACAGGGGCAACCCTCAACCAGCGAAGATAGACACTATTGTGTGTAAGACAGCTTCTTCAGTCGCTTTTAAGGCGAAAGAAATTAACGGAGCATTAAGAGCTGGGAAGATTCCAGAAAGCTTTGATAACGATGGAGCTGGAGCGTCAGCGTATAAGATACTCGAATTAGATTATCTTACTGCCGACGCTAAATGGTTTGGATTTGATTCTTCTCTTTTGAATGACCCGAGGACTTACGGTCTTCAGTTCATAGAATCAGAAGGCGTTACAGTTGCTCCATCCAATCAGATTTATCAGACGATGGCGATTGAAGTTCGCGGACACAGCATCTTCAATCACGGGCATAACGATGTCGCGAGGATGTGGGTCGGCTCGATTGGAGATTCTAGCAACCCGACTAGCTGATTTTAGTGGACTTTTCGTATCACCCATAGTATAATGGGGGTATGAGAAAACCACAAAGAAGCAACAAAACGGGAAAGTGTATTGTCTGCAGAACAGAGTTAGCTCTTTCAAAATGGAAAGATAGGGACAGAATAGGATACAGACTTTATTGTTCTCCTGAGTGTGAATGGCAAGATAAAAAGAAAAACTATTGTGAACAGAAATCTTGGCTCAAGCGTCCACATCTTTGGAAATGGAAAGTAACAAGAATTTGTGAGGTTTGTAAGAAAGCATTTATTCCAAAGTCAGTAGGTCAAAAGTATTGTCTGTGTCAATATAAATGCACCCCAAGAGCAGTTTGGAAAAAGAAGAATTGGGATAAGCACTTAGAATCTCAAAGAAGATTATCTAAGAAAAGAAGATTAGAAAATCCAGAAAGAGAACGAGAAAGAGTGAGAGCTTGGCAGAAAGCTAATCCAGAATATGTCAGATTACGGAAAAGATTTGATGTTAAACTTCGTAAACACCGGATTAGAGCCGCTGGAGGTAAATTCACTCGAAAAGAATGGGAAAGTGTTAAAAAATCACAGAATTATCTATGTAAAATCTGTGGTGAGGAGAAAGAATTAACGATTGACCATATTATGCCTATAAAACCAAAAACAGGCAAAGGAGGAACAAACCACATTGATAATATCCAAGCTCTTTGTATGGAATGCAATCGTATTAAAGGAAATAGAGTTGATTCTGTTCTGCAGACAAACACCAGTTAAATCTAATAACTGATAATAATTAGATAATCAGGGGAAGGGCGAATAGTGGGGAACGCATTGGCGAACCTATCCAACCCTTTCCCCTAAATAAAATGACAATAAACGGAAGGAGTTTTTCAACTCCGAGGAACTTAAACATTAAAGGTCAAGGCACGGGACGAGGCGGTATTGTTCTTTTTGAAGGAACAAATACCACAACTCCTATCTCCAGTTCCGATAACGGTCTTTATGTGAACAGTTCAAATCAACTTATCTTTTCCGCCCAAGGTACGGACACAACTCTTGGTGCGGCAGGTGGCGGAACTGGGACACTTGATAACGCTTACCAATCTGGTAGAGCGGTAACAGTAGATTCCGGAGCGATTGTCTTGACTGATGCGACTGCAGGTACCACGGATATTCTCCGTCTTACCACTTCGGGCGCGGGTTCAGGCGATGCTTTGGAATTCTTGATGACAGGTGCTGCAACCGGCAGGGTAATTCATTTGGATATGAATGCCGCCATAACAGCGAAAGGTATTTACATTGATGATGGTGCTGGTGCGAGAACCGGTGCCGATATTGATGTAAACGACGATTCAACAGGAACACATACGGTGATAAATATAGCCAGTTCTGGTGCAGGCACCACGACTGGTTATTTGTTTACTGGTTCTTACGCGGGTTCTCCTGGCGGTTCAGCTTTGTCTGTTACATTCGATAATTCCGATAACCTGGACACTAATGGAGTTTTGATTACTCGTGGTACGGGTACAAGAACTTCTCCTGCGATTAACATTGATGATGCATCAACTGGTTCAGGAGATATAATTGATGTTGACCTTACTGGGATTTTGACGGGTGATGTATTTAGTTTTGCATCTTCAGCCGCTGCTACTGGGAATGTTATTTATATGAATCTTGACACTGCTGTTGCAATGACAGGTATTCATATCGAAGGTTCTGGTATAAGGACTTATCCTTATATCGAATTAACTTCTGATTCCACTGGAACCTCGAATTACATTACTATCGGGATTGACGGAGCAGGTTCAGGAAATGTAATTGACATAACTACTTCAACGACATTTACGGGTTCTCTTATAAAAGCGGACTTGAATGCCGCTGTTGGAGCTGTTGTATTGACGATTGATGGTAGTAATGAAATCCGTACGGCGAATATGGTTAACATTACCAATGATGGTAGCGGGAACACCGATGTTATGGAAATCACTGATTCCAACACAGGTTCAGGCGCGGTTTTTGACATCAATGTTTCAGGCGCTGGTTCAGGTGCGGTTTTAGACATTACCTATTCCACTACTGACACAGGCGATGCGGTCAAGGTAGTAATGGCGAATAATGTCGGCGGCGGCGCTTTAGTCATCACTGGTGCGGGAGCTCGCACAGACAGTTTGATTGACATTGTTTCGGCTGAAACAGGGTCTATGGATGGCATAGTATATCTCGGAACTTCTGGGGTATTTACTGGAAACATTCTTACTTTGGCTTCTGCTGGAGCGGCTACGACAGGCGGGTTGCTTCACCTTAATTTAGACGCAGGTGTCGCTTATTCGGCGATAATCTACGACCACGCGGGAGCAAGAGAAGTAGCTTCAATAGTTGCTACTTTTGACGGAACATTTGCTTCAGGCGGAGGCGGAACATTCTTAGACGCTAATATCACAATGACAGGAGCTTCAGCTTCTTCATTCTTGGATATTGATGTTGGTGCTGTAATCTACACAGGCCATATTCTGGATATTGCCTTTGGAGCAGGAGCTTCAACAGGTGATGCGATAAACATCAATCTCGGCGCGACTGCGGTGGCTTCTCAAGCTATGGTTATCGCTTCGGGAAATATGACTCGCACGACTGCTTTGATTCAGATAACTGATTCAGGCACTTCTTCGGGTGCGATGTTTGACATCAATCGTTCAGCTGCAAACGCTGGGATTATGTTTGACATTGATGACGCGACAACCGCAAGCACAGGCAATGTGTTCGATTATGGTTCTTCGGTAGCTTCTACTGGGACTGTTTTTGAGCTTGCTTGTTCAAGCACAGTAGGAGCGAAAGTTTGGAATTTGACTCTTGCTGGGACAAGAACAGTAGACGCTAATATAGTTACTTCTACTGCCGCTGGAGCTGTGGATTTGTTCTATGTCAACGATGGTGGTACTTCTTCAGGACACGTCTTTGATATAAACATGACTGCTAACTCTACTGGAAATGTAATTGATATTACGGCTTCAGGGACTAAAGTTGCGGGTAATCTTGTCAGTCTTGATTTAGGAACAGATTTGGCTGGCAATGCGATTACTATCGCTGCTGCTGGTGCAAGAACTGCTCCTATTATCAGCATTGTAAATGCTGGAACTGATGGTGGGACAGATGACCATGTGATTTATATCAGCCAAACAGGCGTACTTGATTCCGATCTAATCAATTTGGTTTATGGAACAGGTGCTTCTCTTGGCAATGCGATAATGATTGCGATGGGAACTAATGTCGCTGGTTCGGCAATTCAAATTACTTCATCAGCAACAGGGACTTCTGGCGAAGGTTGTGCATTAGATGTAACTCACGATGGTAATTTGGCGGCAGGAGCGAATGTGATAGACATCAATTCATCTGGCAGCAATTCAGCTACCTCACATATTCTTTCTATTACGGCCTCTGGAGTTTCTACGACTGGTTCTTATGCTTTGTATATCAATGCATCGGGAACAAACGTTGAAGGCATCAGCGTTGCGGCTGGTAAATCGGTATTTGCTGACCAAGTAACGGTTGGGACATTGGTTTATACAACTCTTAATGACGGCACAACCGCTTTGGCGGCTACCGCGTTGGAGTTGAATAGAATAGCTGATGTTTCTGGACGCTTGGTTGCTGGCGGTTCAACATTGACTGCTACTCAAGCATTGCACGACGGGAAAATAGTCTGTCTTGATACTGCTACAGGTTCAGTTGTTACTTTGCCTGCGGCTTCTGGTTCTGGTATGACGATTCGATTCTTAGTGTCGGCTCTTGCGACTTCTAACAGTCATATTGTCAAAGTCGCTAATGCAAGCGATGTGATGTATGGAGCGATTTCATTGGCTGATTCAGACACAGCGGGGACTGTCACTGCGTTTGTTACTGCTGCGGATTCTGACACAATTACTCTGAATAGGACTACCACTGGTTCAGTCACAATCGGTGAATGGATTGAAATAGTGGATGTCGTTGCCAACAAATGGGCTGTTAAAGGTGTTCTTACGAATACTGGAAGCGGCGCGACACCATTTTCTGCTACTGTTGTTTAACAGATTATAAAATTTCTTTTATCCCTTTTCTTTAGTTAAAGCAAAAGGGAAGGCTTAATAAAAACATAGAAGTTTATTAAGGGGAGGTGGGGGCAATCAGATGATTATCTCCCCCCTAATGAACTGCTAAAAATAAAAAACATGTTACTAAAAAATCAAGATTATATTTCACCACAAACAGGGCAACCTGTTTTCGTGGTGTCGGACAGTGCAAAGAGATTCACGGAATCGGGTGAAACAGTTTCTCTGTATTACTACGATTCGGGAACTTATACCGCAGATGGCGGACAAGCGGCAGGGACTGCGGTTATGGGGCAATTGGCTTACAGTCCAGTTTTGGACGGCGGAGGCACGAAGATAGGCACTTTAAACGATAGGTCTTTGTCGTTCACTTGCGATGCTTTTACGACTGAAAAACCTTTCAGGTGGAATGTTTTTGAAGCTAATAAAGACGCTTCGGGGACTAATCTTTTGGCTCAATTGACTGACGGGTATTCAAACGGGGATTATTGTGTTGATTATCTAAGAGGAACTATCTATGGAGTCAAAGCCACGGCTACCGCTTCAATGACTGCTGTGGGTTACAAGAGATTATCAACAGCTTCTACCATTGAAGTTGGAGACATAGAGATTGGCACAGTGGAGTTAAAAAACGCCTCTGATGACACAAGGGCAAAAATAGGAACTGGAAGTTCTGCCGCAGTTGGAGATAACGCTCTCATTGTTGCAGACCCAAATGTCAAGGCGGAATTGGAAACGATTGATGCTTCGCTAACTACTCCTTCTTCGATTGTCGGCGGAAGTAAGGTAGTTGCGACTGCTGGGACAGCAGTGACATTGGGAGATTCATTAACGACAAAATCAATTTATATTCGGGCAAAAGATAGCAACACATCCGATGTTTATGTCGGAGATTCAAATGTAGATAGGATAAATAGTAAGCAGATAATTCTTTCTGCCAACGATGCGGTAACAATAAATATAGACAATAGGGCGAGTGTCTATGTTGACGCTTTTGTTAATAATGAAGGCGTAGATTATTTGGTAATTTCTTAATATGAACGAAATTAAATTAGACTTATATCCTCCTTTTAAAAAGTCGGGGAGCGTAATTACACAAAGGACTTCAGGCAATGAAATACATTCTACTGCTGATTTGTATTTTTCTTCGGGTAAGGCAATTCAAACAGGCATTACGGCTGCTGATACCTTATTGTTTCAAGCGTACGACACGGATGGAGTAGCTTATGTGACTTTCGGGACTCTTACCGCAGGCACAACGCCGTCTCTTGAGTTGGATGGTGCGATTTTAGACACTTCAATCGCGAAGGGAACTTGGACAGCTTCTGGGACTTGGACTATACCAGCTGTTACTTTAAGCGGAGCGGTTGCCGGAGGCGACCAGACTTTTACCAATGTTGGCGATATGACTTTTGCTGCTGGTTCAATTTTGGCTTCAGGTTCAACGAATGGTAATACTCTATTAATTGGTAGCAATGATACTACTTTTATCACGATTACTTCTGGTGCGACTGATACTTGTGTTTTAGCAAGTACGGTAACTGGTACGACTCAATCTGCGGCAGATAACTCAACAAAACTGGCAACTACTGCTTATGTAGATGCTGCCGTAGGAACAGTAAATAGTTTTGCTGAAATTCTGGCTCTTAGTAATATCACGGGAGCTAACAACATAGTAGTTTCTACTACGCAAGGAATTAACACAGCTTTGGTAGATGACAACTATTATACGCTTGGCGCTGTCGCTAATACGCCAAATACGATTTCAGAGGTGGCGAGGGTGCAGGGAGCTGTTGACCCTTACTTTTCTATTGGTGGAACACAGCAATTCAAGTTCTATAATAGTGGGGTTGCTCTCTTTAACGGTGCGGCGACAGGAGCTTACTTTATGAGCATTGCTCCGACTTTAACTGGCCCTGCGGCTACTAATACCTATGCGGTGAATATCTCTCCAGTAGGGATTACAATTCCGACTGGGACGACAGACATAGCCGCTTCGCTTTATGTGGCTGAACCGATTTTCACCGAAACAGGAATTCTTACTCTTGGAACAAATGTCTATATTGATGCCGCCCCGACAGAAGGAGCTACAAATTACTCTCTATATGTTGTCGGGACTTCTTACTTTGGCGGAACAATTACTGGGACATTGGCGACTGCGGCTCAAACTAATATCACTTCACTTGGAACTCTTACCAGTCTTACAATGGGCGGCAGTATCGTTTCCGATACCGACATAACAGATGATTTAGGTACAGGGGATATTCGTTGGAATGATATTTATGCCGCTACTCTTAATTCAGGACTTACTGCGACCAATACCCTTAAATTAAGAGGAAGAGATGTAAATGGAACTGCTTGGGTAGATATTCTAACTATAACTTCCGCCGATACAGTGACCGCTGATTTACATTCTTCGGTGACTATCGGAGGTTCGGCAATAATTTATTCGGGAGGGGCGTTAGGTACTCCTTCTTCTGGCACACTCACAAATTGCACAGGATTACCGGCTGCCGCTGTGGTTGCTGGCAGTCTTGGAACGGGAGCTTATGTGATGGATTCATCGCTTCAGGTTTCTACGATAGAACTCGGACACGCTACTCAAAATACTCTTTCGGCAAGTGCTGGAGTGCTTTCTATTGAGGGAGTAGTGATTCCAACTATTTCATCTACTAATACCCTTACTAATAAAAGAATTACTCAACGAGTTGTTACTACAACCGATGACGCTACCGCAGTAATAGACGTAGATGTAACCGATGTCTACGAATTAAGCGCAATAGCCAACGCAACTGAATTTACCCTTACTGGGACGCCCACTAATGGGCAGAAATTGATAGTTAGATGTAAAGATGCTGGCGTGGCTAAGGGATTAACTTGGACAGGGTTTACGGTGGTGGGAACGACATTACCAATAACGACAGTTGCAGGAAAATGGCATTATGTCGGATGCCAATATAATTTAGCGGCAACTACTTGGCACGTTTTAGCTGTTAATTTAGAGGCTTAATATGTATTGGTACGGAGGAACTGGAAATTGGAGTGATTATACAAATCACTGGAGTAACAACTCTGGCAATTCTCCTGCCAGCCCAGCATCAAATGCTCCAACGGCAACCGATGATGTTGTTTTTGACACGCTTTCAAATGCCACTGCTTACACAGTAACGATAGATGCGGCGGCTACTTGCAGGGATTTTACAATGGGAGCACCTTTGGCTGGGGCGGTAACTTGGGCGGGTTCTTCAGCTTTGACTGTTTCAGGCAGTATTGATTTAGTGGGTGGAACGGCGGGGATAACAAGGACTTATACGGGAGTGCTTACTTTTAATGCTACTTCTCTT